GTAGATACAATAATCATTTTAGTTTTACTACCAGCAGATATCGTAGGATAAACTGAACTAAAGAAAGACTCAGCAATATTTGTAGGTACGAATGCAAACTCATCAAGGAAAATAATATTATAAGAACCACCTCGAATGGCACTTGAAGATGTGGCAGCGGCGACTATTGTTGATTTGTTTTCTAATTCAATATTACCTTTGTTCCAATTGATTACACCTTGTTGTAACCATCTTGGTAAATTCTCATAAGCTAATTGTAAACGACCTAATATATCTCTAGCAGTTGAAGATTTGTTGGCAAGTATTGCTATGTTTGAATTAGGATTAAATAAAGCATAATGTAAAAGATAAGAAATTGTTGTAGTTGATTTACCAGACTGTCTAGGTAATTTACAAATTGTAAATCTATTATTGTGTATTGTTTCTACGATCTTCTTTTGAAAGCCATACATTTTAAATGGTACAAGACCTTCATCAAGTGATACAATACGAACATAGTTTTCCATAAAGTATAATGGATCACCAGCACACTTTTGATATTCTAAAATTTCTTCTTTAGAAAACTCTACAGGTGTGTTGACTTTTTTAAGCTGAGGATTACCGAGGTAGTGGTCACTCATTTAAGATTCCTTAATATTTTTATCTTCAGGTGTAATGTCTTTAACTTTTTTTGTTTCATCTTTGTTTAACATCTTTTGTAATTCTGCTGTAGATCCAATAAAGAGAGCATTTTTAATTTGTGGACTTGCTGTTTTTGGTAAATCTTTTAAGTCTTTTAATTTTTTTTGTAAATCTTGTAGTTTATCAACTGTATCAGCAACATTTTTAATTAAAACACCAGCAACTTCGAATGCCCTTGGATGTTGGCCTTCTTTAGCAACATCAAGTATTCCTTCTATGGCTTCTTGTCCTTGCTGAATTAAATTGTAGTAGTTTTCTCTACTGTATTTGTAGTCGTTATCAACATCATCTTTATCAGTTTCCTCTTTTCGTGGAACTAAAGGTTTGAAGTCTTGTTTAACTATTTCATTTTTAGGCTCAGGTTTATCTATGCCTAAAATCTCATTTACTTTGTCTTCCAGTTTTGTCATAATATAATACTATTTATTCGTCTGTATCTGTTGATGGATTATAATTTTTACCATCTGTAAAGTTTGTTATTGTTGTTGTGAATCCAAAATCATCATCAGCGTCTGCGCTAGTAGGATTCGGTGTAATGACTATTCTTTCTTCTCTTGTTGATTCTGGTGTATCTGTAAATAGATCAGATTGTACTTCTTTAATAACTTTTTGAGTATTCGCTGGCCCAAATAGATATGTTTTTGCAGTAAAGTTTAATGTGTATATTACTGCTCTACGACTTGTGTAATCACCACTATAACTGTCTTCGTAATTAACGTCATTAAGAACAATAGGCACATCTCTTTTTATATCGAGTTCTGGTACTGCGACAACGGTGACTGTATAATCAGGTTGAAAGAATGGTAGTATTTGTTCTACTATTTGTAGACCACTTTCAGCAGTTGCTGTAAATATGTTTAGTGTGTAAGATATGTTATAAGGAACAGGTGTGTAATTATAATTCATTACTTTACCATCTTTACCTGTCTTAACAGTTTTGTATTTTTGTATTCTTGTTAACTTACGAGAACTATCATAAGAAATACCGGATATCTCAAAACTCATTCTTGGAAGTGTGACAGCAAATTCTCTTTTATCTAAATCTGGTTGTTGATCTAATCTTGTTAAAAACTTTTCTTTTGGAGCATATGCTAATGGTACAGCAATAGATTGAATTGTATTTCCAGATGCATCTTTGTTTTTAATTTGTATTTTATTAAACAGTTGGCCAAATGCCACTGTCATTCTTCTCATACTCTCGTTGTAAAAATATCTACCGAACATTAGAAACTACCTCTATCAGGATCACCAAAAGGATTTCTTTCTTGGAAATCTAATATATCATCAGCTGTAGAAGCTGTATCAAAACCAGCTTGACTATCTAAATCTAAATTATCAGCGTAATTGGATTGTGTTTGTATAGAAAAATCTTCATTAATAAAGTAATAAGATTCTCCATCAGCACTATCATTTTCTAATAATAATGAACCTGTTGCGCCTATGTTTTCACTTATAGTTACAGTAGGACTTAATCCAAGATAACTTGAACCATCTACAGTAATGTTTATTTTTGTTAATACACCAGAAGTTAAAACACCAGCAGCCGCTGCTGTTACTGCGACACCTGTTCCACTAACTGCAATACTTGTTATAGAAGAAATATCCGTAATTGTAGGAGTAGTTATTGCTGTAATTCTACCGTTGGTTAATGACACAGCTGCAGAACTATTTGTTTTAGTTGTAGTATCTGTTGCCACATAAATTAATGTAACAGTTGGTACTAAACTATAACCACGACCTGGGTTACTAATAGTAAATGAGGATAATGTACTACCAGATAAGTTTGCTGATACTACACCATTTATTGTAGCAGATGGTGCTGAAATTGTAATCGTAGGAGCTGTTGTGTAATCTTCTCCACCAGAAATAATTGGTATAGAAGTAACTTGGTCACCGGTAACTACCGGAGAACCTAACACGGCACTAAACGTACCTGAATCTAATGATGTTTGGTATAGTGCTTGGTTTGTTGAATATCTTTCCTCAGCACCGTCAATCGCAGCAATACCTGTATCTAATTTTTCATTAGAGTATTCCCAACGAGTACATCTTAATTTGTAAACTGGTAGTTGTCCTAATTGAAAGAATGGCTCTTGATCTTGTACAAACTGTATTTCAAAAAAACTATTCATCAAAGGCATATAAATTATATCACCTTCGTTTGGTCTTCCTTCAACTATCATTGTATGAGCACTATCAACTTGATTTTGCCATCTTCTTTTAGATATTATAAAAGTTGTATCTTCTCTTATCTCTAAACCAAATTTATTAATAATCTCTTGTTCACCAGCAAAGCCTTCGGTTGTTTCCATGTACATTTCTAGTAAATAGGAATCATCAAATTTAGAAAGAGTGTCCTCTCCTAAAATTAAATCTCGATTAGCTAATGTTCTTGGAAGATAGTAACAGTCTTGTCCGTAAATTTTTAAACCTTCAATAATTAAATCTTCGTAAAGTCTTTTCTCGCTACTGTTTCCAATACCTGTTCCACCTTGAAAATAATGATTTGTTGCCATGACATTATCCGATCATAAGAGGTTGTGACATTTCAAATGATTTTCTTATTTCATCTTCTATTTTTTCAATGTCAGTTAATGATTCTGAGAAAATTTGTTGACCATTTAATGTAACACCACCTAACATGGCAACTCCATTAAATTTAGATAAGTTTGCGCCCCATTGTTTTTTAAATAAAGCAGTTACATATCTTTTCAAAATCATGTCATTAAAGACATCTGTATAAACTGATGGATCTAATTTTCTATAACACTCTATAACTAGAAACTCGCCAACTGTTATATCGTTCTTCCAATCTTGATCAACGTATAGTCTGTTATCATTTTGATTAAATCTTAAAGGTTTTTCTCCTACTAGAATATGATCTAAAAAATCTAAATGCCTCATTACCACATCATAGTTAACCATTGATGTTGAAGAAAAATCGTATAGATCGTTTAATCTCATTTGATATCTAACATCAAATAAGTTCATACTACCCTTTGAGGAGTATGGGAATATGTTAATAACGGAGATAACACTTTCAGGAACTACTATAAAACCATTACCTTCTTGCCAAGCAGTAGTAACTGAATTTTTAGTTACAGATTCACTAGTATTGGCGTTTATTCTATCGTAATCTGTTTGTGTATATTGATACTTTAAGTATGTTCTTCTAATACCATCATAATGATATTGTTGATAAAATTGTAATGCTTCGTCAATTCTATCTTCTAATTGGTCATCTTCTACGTTAATCTCTATTACAGGCTTTCCAAGCGCTCTCAAAGCGTATTGTTTTAACTGTTCTCTGCTTGCTGGTTCTGCCATAAATTTCCTTAATTGGGATATATCATCTATTTCTATACAATATATATAATCGTATAATACTATTTATACAGGATAAAGCTTCTCTTTGGACTTGACTTTTATATCAATTTATGTTATATTACTATATATTATAAACTAAAAAAAACTTAATAAAGGAAAATTAAATGAAGAGATATATAATTACATTTTTGATGATATTATTTACCAATACATCATTTGCTGGTAGCACAACCGTAGTCAATGCAGGAAGTGACTCAGGTGTATTTCACCAAATACTAACAATGATTTCTGAGAAATTGGATAATGCCAATGTTATTCAGGCAAACAATCCCGTAGTGGCAGGAACACACTTTGATAAAGGTAATGTTTTAACTATGTGGTCAACAGAATGGCCTGGAGATAAAACTCTTCCATCTGTGATTATGGATAAAAATACAATTGTTGGTGTTACAGCATACGAAACAATACTTTGTAGTCGTGTGTACAAGTCATTATCAGATATGTCTGGTAAAAATATTAAAATTGCAACGTGGGGAAAATCTCCAGCTGTTGAGAAATTTATGAGTGACTTATCAAAATCAAATAACTTTACATTTGAAATTGTACCTTATGATGGTAGTGGTGCTACAACTAGAGGTTATCTAGGTAAAGACGCTGATACTATCTTTACAATTCAAACTAAACAAGCTAAAGTAGAAGCTGACGGAAATTGTTTTGCGTTTAGTTCTAAAGGCGATTTAGAGTTTGCATTTGTTGATGTTATTCTAACTGTTAATCCTGAAAACGGAACTGTTGAGCAACTAAGAAAAGTTGTATCTGAATTATCAATGACAGAAGCGTGGCAAACTGCCTTCGCTGGTTCAGCAACTTATGTAATGAATAACGATAACGCAACTTCACTTGTAAATAAAGTTGAAGCTGCTGTTACTTTAAATAGTAACTAAACGTATTCAATACAATTTTGAAGTTCGGTGTTGACGAGATTGAATGTTTTTTCCATTTCATTTTCGTCAGCGCCAGTAATTAGAAAAGAAACTCTAGGTGCTTTTTCTACAGTTATATGTGTAAACTTTGGAATAGTTTCTCCAGTTCGTAATCTATCATTATTGGTCTTACAAAAATATTTATTTAAGTGACTAATATCTTTTACAGATTTTATTTTACCTGGTTTTAATTTAGAGTTAACCCAATAAAATTGTTTATTAAAAGAAACTGATGCATCATTTAAAACTTTTGGTATTATCTCATTTCTATGAATATCGTCCATCTGTTGTAATCCTTGTCCTAGTCTAGGGTTACAATCTATATACTTAATAGTATTTTCCCATGTATAAAAATCTGGTCCAGAAAAAAACATATTCTTTAAATTTAAACTAGTAATAAGTTTATTAAAAAAGTTATCAGCTGTTTCTATAACATCTTTAGGAACATCTTTTACATCAAAGCTCATCCAGCCACTACCTTTTGTTTCATATGAATACTGACTAATTTGATTGTGAGCAGTCTTACCTCTAACCCACAGTAAAATTTTAAACTCTTGTTTATCATTTACATAACCATATGGACCCCATAAAGTAGAATGGTCTGGCAATTGTTCTTGAGCCATATAATAATTTTTACGATTGTTAAACTCACTATCTAATTTACCTTTTTTATTATCATCAAAGAATGATGACTCAGCGTGTAACAAAAATTCTTTCTTATTTCTAAACGATAGATAATTTAATCCACCTGGTTTTGCGCCTGAACCAATAACTGGTTTTATTATAAAAGGTTTATTCTCAAATACATCTAAATGAGTATGATCTGTGGGAATAATACTATGAGGAACGATACTATTAAGACCTAGATTAATACACCAGTTATCCATCTTTGATTTATCTGATAAAATATCAGCAGCCTTTTCAGATATATTATTTAACCCCCACAACTTTTCTAATTTGGCATGTAATGGTAATAAACTTTCTGATACAGTGTAAATTCTATCATAAGGACCTACTATATCATCAAAGTTTTCAGTAACAACATCTACATCATGTCCATTGGTTCTTAATGCTCTTTGAAGACACGCCCATTTGTTTTTTCCTCTTGTATATCCTAATATTAAAATACGCATAATAATTTTACCTATGTAACTCAAATGTAACAGTGTGTGTATCTGGAGTAGATATTTCTATTCTACA